CCGAGACCAAACGTCAGGCAATCGTCTATCGGCGCCTGTCGACAGGCACGATTCACATCAGACCGAGGGCCGAGTTCTTCCTGAAGTTCGCTGCGCTCGCAGAAAAGTGACCACTGTTTGACCCGCATAAACATTGGGTTTTATTCAAAATCTACAGAAAAAAGGTTTTCTCTGTAGACGGTGTTTTGATCCTCGTCCATATTGATCCCGTCAACGAGATCCACACCATGAGCAACACGAACAACACCACCCAAACCTCCTTCAACTACGTCTACGACTGCCGGACCATCGAAAAGATCCGCTTGGCGACAAAGGATGAATTCGATGCCTCAAAGAAAGCTGCCAAGATCGACGGCGGTTACGGCGTGATCATCGTGGACGGTCGGCGCTGCTTCGTTAGCTGACTTTAGGGCATGGCGGTGCCCATCAAACCGCCCATCCCGCCGGTGAGGAAGTCCGGCACCAGGGGCGCGACTGGCCAACGCGCACAACTAACCATCATTTATGTATTGGGTTCCCAGCAGAGGAAAATGGGTCTTTGAAGTATATGGAAAATCCCAGCTTTTTATAGTGTGCGCTACACATCCCGACAAAGCTAAGTCTAAAGCAAAGCGATACTGTGATAAATATGGAATTACGTTCAAAGCGGTAATGTTTCTGATTAACACCAACATGAATTTTACTAAAATCAAATGTCAACCATCTCCAACCTCATCAGCGCTCTGATCATCGTCGAGTCATCCGGCAACGATCAGGCCATCGGCGACAACGGCCGAGCCCTCGGGCCCCTGCAGATCCACCGCGGGGTTGTCCTGGACGTGAACCGGATCACCGGCAGCCACTACCGGCACCAAGACATGACCAACAGGGTGGCGGCCAGGGCGGTGTGCGAGGCCTACCTGAAGCATTGGGGCAAGGGCAAGACGACCGAGGAGCAGGCCCGGATCTGGAACGGCGGTCCCCAGGGACACAAGAAGAAGACGGCAACTCAAGCCTACTGGAACAAGGTTGAAAAGCATTTGAAATGAGCACACCAACAGTACTAACAAAGTGGTATCACACAAGAAAAACGTGGACCAGCGAGAATGGGAAACTAAAGATAGATGGAATACTTACTTCTGATATTTTTCCATTATTGTCTGTAAGAACAGCAAACAACCTATTGTCGCATGACATAAACACAGTAGGGAAGCTAGTTGATGTTTATTGCGCTGGGCAATTGTCAGAGATTCAAGGTTTTGGGTTGGGAGCGTATATTGAAGTTTACAATTGGTTAAACAAAAGCCACGGCAAACCTTCGTGTGCTTCCGTTGATTCAATAATGTTCGTAATGCCAAAAGGTGAAACTGAAGACGCAGGTTGAATTTAATGAAACCAAAGACCATAAACGTGACCACCGAAACACACAAAGCACTCCGGGCCTACTGCCTCGCCGCCGGCCTCAAACTGCAGGCCGTGGCCGACAAGGCGATTGCCGCCTGGCTGAGAAAGGCTGCTAAGTGAAGCGCATCCTTGCTATTGACCCCGGCCTGTCCGGCGGCCTAGGGCACTACGGCCCCAGCGGTGTGACGCTGGATGCCATGCCTGCCACCGACGCCGATGTGCGCGACCTGGTGCTCGACAGGCTGGGTGTGTCCGACGTGGTCTACATCGAGAAGGTGGGCGGCTATGTGGGCGGGAAGGGCGCACCAGGCTCGGCTATGTTCAACTTCGGGCGCAATGTGGGCTTCCTGCACGGACTGATCAGCAGCCGGAAGATCCGCACCATAGAGGTGCCGCCGCAAACCTGGCAGAAGACCATCCAGGCAGGCACTAAGGCCACGCACGGCGACCGTTGGAAAGCGCACCTAAAGCAGATCGCGCAGCAACGGCAGCCGAGGTTGACCATCACACTCAAGACCGCGGACGCTGTGCTGATCCTTGAGCACGCCATGATTGCGGAGGGACTGAAATGATCAGCGACACCCCGATATCAGACTCAACACCGCACAACGTAGCCGACCTCGGTATGCTGTGCAGGAGGCTCGAACGCGAACTCAACGCAGCCAATGAGCGCATCAAGCGGCTGGAGGAGGCGTTGGGATGTGTAGTAGTGGACTGCAATCATTTGCACCACCGAAAAAAGCATCAGCACAGATCGGGTGAACCGTGTCCAGTTGAGGAGTTAATCCGCAAAGCCAAGGAGGCCAAGCCGTGAGCGATACACCGAGGATGGACCTTGCGCTTCGTAAGGCACAGGAAGATTTCACTGAATCATATCTATTAACTGAAGGCCTGAAACTCGAACGCGAACTCAACGTGGCAAACGAGCGCATCAAGCGGCTGGAGGACAGCATCGAAAAGCTCAAAGATGCGGGAGACTTGGTTTTCATCTGGCTGCTTTACAATCGAAGTCACATCGGTGGACTGGATGTGGATTCCGCTCTGCGAGAATGGAAACAATCTAAAAAGGAGGCCAAGCCGTGAGCGCAATCCATTACGCAAAGACAAATTGGGGGTTTGATTGGGGTGCAGCCAAAATCGAACGCTGCTGCTCTGATTTAAAGAAAGGATGGGTGGTGCTTTCTATTGAAACACCGAAGCATAAACGCGGGAACATGGTTCAAATTTACGTCACGAAAACTGGGAAAGTAAGGATCAGTGACGCGCATGGTGAGTGGTTCAAAATCAAGAAGGAGAAGCAGTGAACCATCTTGTTAACGCCAACAAAATGGTCGTCAGCAAAACCCCGCGCACAGACCGACAGCCGGTTGTCACCGTGGCGTTCCAGCAGTTCGTTAAGATCGGTTTTGCCAAGCAGTTGGAGCGGCAACTGGCTGGTGCGAACGAGAAGATAAAGAGGCTGGAACTACAGATCGACGAGCTTGGTGATCTGGTGAAATGGCTGGGGGGACGATGAAACTACGACCGATCAAATGGGTGCTGTCACCGACCGACGACCATATGCTGTCGATGGAATGCACTGACATCGAAATCGTCGATGAAGGTGGCGGCGAATACGTCGAGGTCAGTCAATCTGCTGATGGCCATGGAAAAATCAGCATCAACCCAGAGGAGTGGCCGATGATGCGTAAGGCCATAGACGATGCGATCAAGCAATGCAGGGATTTTTGCTCATAAAACTATGAAACCACCTACACCGATGGTCGACGCCGTCGCATTCACTATCAACCGGGACGAGGTTGTGCACACCTTTCCGGCGAACGAGGTCTGCCCCGCTCAGTTCGCCCGCGGACTTGAGGCCGGCCTAGCCGAGGCACTGCGGCAGATTGAGGAGCTCCGAGCGCAAAAACTCGAAGCACTGCAGCACCAGCGCGAAATCTTGGACACCTGCATCAGCCTGGTCGAGGGCCTGAAATTCCGAGCATGAGCACCAGACTTCACGAGCTGCCGCCTGATCACCGTCTCAGAAGGCAGAACAACTTCGACTTCATCATGCAATGAAATCAGCCAAGGAAATACAGCGCGAGGGGGATGGATTGCGGGTGCTGGCCCGCGGAGAGGTCGGTGCTGCCTTCAGGGCGGCACGGGCTAAGAAGATGGAGTTCACCAGCTTCTGGACACGCAAAAAGGGGAAGGGAAGCAAGTGACCGACAAGAAAACGATTGAGACGATGATGGAATACGGTGGGAGTTTCGTTCGCAAACTGGGCGCCGCGGCACTAGTGGCCGACCAGCAGAACCTTCGCAGAATTAAGTCAACCTGGCCCGAGTACTGGGAACAATACACCAGGATGGCAACGCAACTTTCCGAGGTCGAAAAACAGGCCTCGATTCAACACAACAACAACAACATAGGTAAGACGATAACATGATAATCAGTGCAACAGGCGGCAAGAAGGACTTCGCGCCGTGCCCCGAGTTCTCGGGCCGGGCGGTGTGCGTGGACGTGACCCCATTGAAGGAGTACGAGACCGAGTACGGCGTGAAGGCGAAGTTCAAACTCGCCTTCGAGATCGAACTGCAGGACGACAGCAGGGACCCGGTGCAGCCCTGGGTGGTGTTCACCAAGCCCATGGTGCCCAGCCTGCATGAGAAGGCGGCGCTGACCAAGTTCCTCAAGGACTGGTTCGGCCGGAAGTTGACCGACCAGGAGAACAAGAGTCTGGATCTGGAGAGCCTCATCGGGCGGCCGGCCAGCCTGGTCATCGGGCACGAGCAGAGCGCGGACGGGAGCAAGACCTACGCGAACATCAAGTTGATCATGGCCCATAAGAGCGGCGAGGCATTGGCACCCAGCGGTCTGTGGGTGCGGCTGCAGGACCGGCCTGCGAAGGATGGAGCCGAGGGCAAGGCAGCGCCGGCTACGGGGGACTCGAGCTTCCGCAAGACCACCGGCGGCGGACAACCTCCGGCGGACGATGCGTCAAAGGTCAAGGTGCACGTCGGAAAGCACAAGGGCATCGAGCTCCGGGAGTTAACCGAGGAGAGCATCACGAGCCTGATTGAGCACTGGCTGCCCAAGGCCCGGGCCGAGGTCAAGCAGACCGCTGACGACAAGCGCTTGATCAATGCGCTGGTTTGGTATCAGGCCAAGTTCAAGGCTGACGAGGAAGCCCAGATTAAGCTGGAAGAGGATGACCTCAACTACTGAGTCTATGACTGCTCCGAAGAAGAAGTACTCCAAGATCGCGCACCTCATCCCCGAGGTGATGCAGATGAGGGCCGAGGGCCAGTCAATCACCCGCATCGGTGCGGTGCTCGGATTGAGCAAGCAGCGGGTCAGCCAGATCTCCATGGCGGCCAAGGCCAAGGAAGCAATTCAGGCGCAGTGGGGATGGCCGTTCAGCACGCGCACATTCAATGTCCTCAACCGGATGGCGGTGAAGAACAGGGACGAGGCCATGAGCCTTTACGCATCGGGGCACCTGCACCCGCATTCGGTAACCGGATTCGGATGGAAGTCCTACTCCGAGATCTGCGAATGGCTGGGCGTTCCGGTGCTGATCAAGCAGCCCAAGATGCCCAAGCTGTGCCCGCACTGCGGGAAGCAGATCTGACAACTTTCCCGGCAGCCCGTTGCTGCTGGGGACTCATGGACAAGCGGGGGGTGCGCATCCGCGGACAAACGCACAACTACCAATCCAAACCGTTTTAGCATTATGCCAGCAAATCCACGTATCTACTTTGACATCGAGACAGGGCCGCTCCCCATTGCGGAGTTGGTCATCCCACCGTTTGACCCGAGCCAGGTCAAGTTGGGCAACATCAAGAACCCGGACATCATCGCGGAGAAAATCCAGCGGGCCGAGGAGAACCACGTCAGCGACTACATCAAGCACGCAGCACTGGATGCCCTGAGCGGGCAGGTGCTGTGCATCGGCTACCGAGTCGAGCATGAGCAGCCCGCGGTGCTCTGCGCCGACGCGGATGGTGAGAAGGCCATGCTGCTGCAGTTCTGGTCGCTGCTAGACAGCTTCGAGCGCAAGCCGCAATTGATCGGATTCAATGTGAAGCCGTTCGATTTACCGTTTCTGATCAAGAGGAGCTGGAAGCACCGGGTGACGGTGCCGTACTGGCTCAGGAATGGCAGGTACTGGAATGACCTGATCGTCGACCTGCGCGAGTCATGGCAGCTCGGTGACAACCGGGCGCACGGGAGTCTGGCTGCGATATCAAGGCACCTCGGGCTGGGCGACAAGGCCGGCAACGGCGCCATGTTCAGCGAGCTCTTCCAGACCGACCGCGAGGCAGCGATCAACTACTGCCTGCGCGACGTCCAGCTCACACAAGCGGTGGCAGACATCCTGATCCCGACCTACTGATATGGAGACTACCACCTGGCCGGCGGAAGCCGAATTCGATCCGACACCGGAGGACCGGTTCATGGCATGGGCCACCACCGGAGGGAATATGTTCCTGACCGGCCAGGCTGGTACGGGCAAGAGCACGCTGCTCAAGCAATTCTTGGATTCAGGAGCAATGGACGTGGCGGTGACGGCCCCGACAGGCATTGCCGCGCTGAATATAGGCGGGACCACCGTGCACAGGTGGTGCGGGATGCAGTTGGGGCCGCAGGATGGCGAGGACTTCCTGCAGGCTGCCGAGCGGCTGGAGGAGCAGCCTTCGATCCATGGCGCCCGCAAGCGGGTGCGGGCTACCGAGGTGCTGGTGGTCGACGAGATCAGCATGATGGCCGGCCGGCATCTCGACTTCCTGAACTTTTGGGTGAAGCGGATCAGGGAAGACAGCCGGCCTTTCGGCGGGTTACAGGTTATCTTTCTGGGGGACTTCCTGCAGTTGCCGCCGGTCAGGACCGACCAGAGCAAGCCCTACGACTGGGCATTCCTGAGTCAGGCTTGGAAGGAGGCCGACTTCAAGACGATCAAGCTCGAGAAGGTGCGGCGGCAGAATGACGTGCCGTTCATCGAGATGCTGAGCGGGTTCCGGGTGGGCAGGATGAAGCCGCGGGACAACCAGTTGCTGCGCAGTGCGCTGAGGATGAACCCGCCGGAGCACATCACCCGGCTGATGACGCACAACGTGCAGGTGGATAAGTGGAACAACTACCGCTTGAGCAGTATTGATGGCCCGATTGCCGTGTTTGACGCCGAGGTCAAGGGTGTGGATCAGGCGGTGGAGTTCGCCACCAAGAACATGAGCACGCCGCGGGTGCTGCAGTTGAAGCCCGGGGCTGCCGTGATGTTTACCGCGAACGATGCGGAGCAGGGCTTCTACAATGGGCAGGTGGGCCGGGTGGTGGAGTTCCGAGGCAGCGACATTGTGGTCGAGAGCCGCGGTGAGAAGATTTGCTTGGGCCGGCGCAAATGGTTCTTTGAGAGTCTGGGGGTCACCGTCCAACAATACCCGCTCCGATTGGCCTACGCGATGACCATACACCGGGCGCAGGGACTGACCCTGGATGCCGCGAGGATTGATATACGGGCGGCCCGGGAGCCTGGGCAGGCCTACGTGGCACTGAGCCGGGTGCGGACACTTGGCGGGATCTACCTGACCGAGTGGCCGAAGGGCTGGTTCATCAGCGAGGAGGCGTTGCGGTTTGAAAGGCGTGAAGAGGTATGATGACGACGCAAGAGATCGAGGGATGGCTGGGCACGCCGCTGTTCTTGGTGCCGCAGAACCCCGGGACCAAGATTCCGATGGTCAAGTACACTCAGGAGACCATGGAGAGTACCAAGAGGGATGTTTACCGGGTCATGCTCGAGCATGGGAACGTGGCTGTCAGGCTGGGGGAGTTCTCCGGCGGGCTGTGTGCGATAGACTTCGACGATGAGGGGAGTCTGGAGGCGTTCCTGAAGGTGAATCCGGTGCTGCAGGGCAGTGCCCGGTGGAAGGGCAAGCGGGGCGCTCAGGTCGGCGTGAGGATCACGGGGGCATACCCCAAGCCGTGCGCGGAGCGCAGCACGACCGAGATGGTGGAGGTCAATGGGCGCATGATGGGCAAGCCGCTGTACGAATGGCGCAGCACGGGGAACCTGAGCACGGTGAAGGGCGTGCACCCGAGCGGCTGCGAGTATAGCGTGCTGGTGGACAGGCCGCCGGTGGCGCTGGAGTTCAGCCAGATCCGGTGGCCCGATGGATGGCCGGTGCCGGGCAGTAGGGATGAGATGGCGCAGTTGCTCCGGCTGCATGGCGTGCCCTGGACGTTCGGCCGGAGCGGCACGGGCAATCTGCAGGCTCCCTTCTTCGCGGCCTACATGGCGCACAAGGAAAGGTTCCTCTTCGATGCGGTGAGCGGGATGCACTACTGGTACAAGGAGGACCGGGGGATCTGGATGAGCATGAGCCGCGAGGAGATGGCGCAGAAGGCCCTGGAGACCGCCAGGCGCGTTCTGTTGGATCAGGTGGCCTCGACGGAGGATCCGCGGCTGCCGGCGCTGCTGACGAGGCTCACAGCCAGCTTCGCGGATCAGGTTGTGGATCTCATCGGGAGGCTGCAGGTGGAGCGTAATCCGTTCTCCAGGCCGGACAGCGTGGTGCACTGCAGCAATGTCATGGTGGATCTCAGGAGAGTGCCCTACGCAATGCACGGGTTCGGCCCGGAGTGGATGTCGAGGAATCAGACGCCGGTGCGGTATGTGCAGGGGGCAAGCAGCGAGATGTGGCAGGCCTTCCTGGATCATGCGCTGCCCGAGGAGGATGACCAGATGCTGCTGCAGAGATGGGGCGGCCTGGCGCTGCTGCAGCGGAATAGGCCGCAGGTGATTCTGCTGCTGACCGGAACCGGTGGCGGCGGGAAGAGCACGGTGGCCGGGCTGGTGCGGCGGCTGGTCGGCGATGAGAACTGCAGCGAGCTGAGGACCGCGCACCTGGGCAGCAGGTTCGAGCTGGCCAACTTCCACGATAGGACACTGCTGATCGGTAGCGATGTGCCGCCGGACTTCCTGTCCTGCGAGGAGAGCCAGTTCCTGAAGGCGCTGACCGGCGGCGACAGGCTGGCCGTCGAGTTCAAGGGCAAGAGCGGTGCCAAGGCCGTGGTCGGCGACTGGAACGTCATCGTGACGGCCAATAGTAGGCTGAAGGTGAATGTGCAGGGAGACTTGGGAGCGTGGTCGAGACGGTTGCTGCTGCTCGACTTCAGCCAGCCCAAGCCGGAGAAGGTGATCCCCAACTATCACGATGTGATGATTGAGCGGGAAGGCAGCGGGATATTGAACTGGTTCCTAGAGGGCGCGGAGGACTTGTGCCGAGTGATGCAGGCCGGTAGGCCGTTTCCGGTCAGCGACAGGCAGCGCGGTATGATAGACAACTTATTGAGCGAAAGCGATAGTGTTAGATACTTTGTTGTCAACCATGTCCGGGGTAGCAGTATGTCGTCGGATTGTATCACAACCGAGGAACTATATAGTGCTTACATGACGATGTGTAATAACAAGGAATGGGGGCCTGAACCGGAGAAGCGTTTCCAGAAACGTGCCGCTGAATTGATGCTGGAGATCCACCAGGCCATCCCGTCGAACCACATTCACCGCAGTGACGGTCAGCAACAACAGGTGCGAGGCTACATGAAAGTGACCTTGACCGCATGAAAAGCACTGGATCTGTCAAGTGTTGTCAAGCGTTTGGGACGGGGGACGGCACTTCTCAACTCTGTGGTAGTGATGTAAAAGTGGGTATAGGCTGCTCCAGAGTAGGAATGGAGTTGGAAAATACCGTCCCATCCGTACCAAACACTAGACAGTGCTTGACAGCGGTAGGCCTGCGTAAAATTGGCTCGAAATTGATCGGGCAATGCCCAGCCTGTGCCGAGGAAGGAGGGGACAAACAACGCAACCATCTCGTCATCCAGGCAGACGGAAGGTTTGGTTGCGTTATCCACCCCGGTTCCAGTGGCAAGGCACATAGACAACGCATATTTCAGCTTATAGGAGATAAAAGCGGCAAGGGTAGGCAGCACTTGCCCGCTACACCGCTAGACATATCATTGTTATGATAGTAACAAACACAACGAAACTACTGATGGAGGCACCGCACCTTGTGAAGATAGGCGTGCAGCGTGGCTGGCTGTCGTACCCCAAGGACATGGCGTTCAAGGAGGACGGCACGCCAGCCCCGGTCATGCAGGATGAGCCGGAAGTCACCGAGCAGCGCCACACGCCGGACATGGCACGCAAGGCCTACGACCTGCGTGACCGCGGCCTGTCGCTGAACGATGTCGCCACGGCCTGCCAGGTGCCCCGAGGCAGCGTGGTCTACCTGATCAGCAAGGGCCACGAACTCTACCTCGCAAGCCAACGGAAGGACATTGAACCATGACCACAACAAAGGCAGAATCCCCGCAGATGGAAGATCCATTCATTTACGCACCGCAGCCGACCAGCAAGGTCCAAGCAGTAACCCAGGCAGGCACCAGGCCGTCCATCCATGTCTCGCTGTACGCCTACGGTGGCATCAGCGCAGCCTGCATGATGTCCTGGGTAGACCTGACGGCCACGTTCGCCCGTTCAGACAGGCAGACCGATCTGCGCACCATCCGGGAGGATGCCCTGATATCCCGCAGCCGTTGCCGTGCGACCAAGTGGTTCCTCGACAGCGGCAAGGACGTCTGGATTCAACTGGACCACGACATTGAGTTCACCGCGGCCGACGTCATCCGCATGGCCGAGCTGGCCGATCAGCACCAGGCAACCGTGTGCATCCCCTACCCATGCCGCTCACTGCCCGCCAGGCCGGCCCTGCGTCCCAAGGCGGAGCACCTGCAGGCCCTCAAACATCAGGTGAATGACGCTGAGTGCGCAGCGGAGCTGGTGCCCATCACCATGTTCGCATCGGGATGCCTCGCAATCACCCGTAAATGCCTTCTGGCGACACTTGATGCGCTGGAAGGGTCAGGAGTGCAGAACCCATACAGGATCGACTGGTGCGAGGATGTGCGCGTCGAACGCTTCCCGACCCTGTGGATGCCACTGGCCATGGAATCCATGCCCGGCAAACTCGAGTATCTCAGTGAGGATTACGCTGCCGCAGTCAGGATGACCCTGGCCGGAGTGAAGCACCTCTCGATGAAGCCCCGGAAGCAACTCAACCACTGGGGAGAGTTCCCATACTCGTTCAAGCCTTATGCCGGGTAAGAAACCAAAGAAAAGACCAAGTCTCGAGGACGTCGCCAAGGCCGCTGGAGTCAATTACCTGTACACGCAGCGAGTGCTGTCAGGTAACACCGAGATCCCCCAAGCAACGCAGGAGAAGGTCTTCAACGCAGTCAAAGAGCTTGGGTACGTCAAAACACACCACCCCGGCCAACACTTCAACAACAAGCTGACCCAAGAGAAAGCAGACGCTGTCGTCGCTGGCATCCTTGAGAACAAGTCGATTGATAAGATTGCGGAAGAGACCGGACTTGGCCCCACCACTACGTTTAAGCTGATCCGAGGAGTTAAGGTCCCGGTAGACTATCCAGAAAACGAGGAGGATTGGCGGAAAGACGTGACCGGATTCCTAGAGGTTGCAATCTGGAAGGGCACCAAGCGATTGGCTGAATCCTCTATTAACTTGATAGATGATAGGGGCTTACCCGTAGCGGTCGCTGTGCTGACCGACAAACTCGCTGTAATTAAGGGTCAACCTACCTCAATTCACCTCGCCATGACGGCCTCAGTAAACCACCGCGACCTCATGAAGGACCTAAAAGAGCGCGATGTGACCCCGGTGAACGACGAGCAGACGCCCGACCTGGTTTAGGTAGTGGCCCGAAATGTCCTACCCCTACCGCGGCAGCACCACTGAAAACCACGCTTTTAGGCCTGTTTTCATCACTCATGCCTACAATAGCAGTTATATTCACTTGGTGACGAAAACCAGCAGCAAACCACTGCAAACATTGATCGAAACGCACGTCAGCACCCCTCCGCCGGGCCAATGTCCTACCCCGTTACAAGGGCCACCCCGGGGGAGGGGGTCGGGCAATCCGCGGCGACGGTAAAAGTCGACGGGTTCTCTAAAACGAAAAATATTGATAAATGAGCCAACCACTCTGCCTCCTCTGCTCCAAGCCCTTCGAGATCATCAAACAGCGTGAAGGCCCCAAGCAGAAGCGCTTCTGCTCCGACCACTGCAACGACACCTGGTGGAACGAACAACCTCTGCACCCCGTCATCCCCCGGGTCGACGCCCATCACCCCCGGGCACTGGAGCTGAAGCAGAAGCGCACCCAGCTCGTGCTCCTCGAGAAGGCCGACCCCTACACCTACGGTTTCATCCCGGACCACTGGGAGATCGCCAACACCGAGTATTTGCTCACCCAGGAGCTCTTAATCTCCGGCGGCAACCGCGCCGGTAAAACCCTGTGGGCCGCACGCCGCGTGGTGCAAACCCTCCTCGAGAAGGAAAACGCCAGCGTGCTCTGCTGCCACACATCACACGCCACCTCGGTCACCGTGCAGCAACCCGCCATCTACAACTATCTCCCCGTCGCACTCCGAGCCACCAAGAAGGGCCGCATCCACTACCTGAACTACAGCCGCAAGAACGGCTTCACCGACGGCTCATTCATCCTACCCAACGGCTCCCGGTGCGACTTCATGAACTACACGCAATCCGAGAACACCATCGAGGGCCGCGAGGCCGACTTGATCTGGTGCGATGAGTTGGTGCCGCAGAGCTGGGTTGAGACATTGCGGTATCGACTGATTACACGCCGTGGCAAGCTCTTGGTGACTCAGACGCCGCTGGAAGGTGTGGCTAGTGTGTACAAGGAGTTCACTGCTGGCTCTGCTATATCGGCTTTCAATGATGCTGAGTTGCTCAAAGGTAAACAAGCGCTTCCAGCGTGGCCCATAGGAAAGGCTGCTCGCACTATGGTGCAGCCCCAGACCAACCGGCGCACCGTGTTCTTCTTCTCGGAAGACAACCCGTACAACCCCTTCGACGAGATGAAGTTGAAGCTGGTGGCCTCGCCCATGGGTCAGATCCTGACCCGGGCCTACGGCTGGGCCTCGGACAACATCGGCAAGGCCTTCGCCCGTTTCCGCCCCGATATCCACTGCATCCCGGCCTCCAAGGTGCCACCCGGCGGCACGCTATACATGGTCTGCGACCCCGCCGGCGCCCGGAATTGGTTCTGCCTGTGGCTCCTAGTCTACGAGGACGGCAAGCGCATCGTAATCCGTGAGTTCCCCGACTTCTCCAACTACGGCGAGTGGGCGCTGCCCTCCGAAAAGCCCGACGGCAAGTTCGGTCCCGCCCAAACCCTAGACGCCGGCCGTTCCATCTCCGAGTACCGCAACCTCTTCCGCCAGATTGAGTCCGACCTCGGCTACGGCGAGCCCGTCATGCGCCTGATCGACCCCAAGGCCGGCGGTTCCCCCGCGCTCTCCGAGGCCGGCGGCACGACCCTCATCGACCTCCTGGCCGAATCCGACGACCCCACCGACGATGGCATGGCCTTCATTCCCGCACCCGGCGTGCCCGTCGACCAGCGCACATCCGCCATCAATAGTCTCCTCTCCTACGACGCCACCCAGCCCCTCACCGCGCTCAACGAGCCCTCGCTCTACATCACCGACACCTGCACCAACCTTGCTTACGCACTCTCCGAGCACACCGGCCGCGACGGGCAGAAGGGCTGCACTAAAGATCCCATCGACTGCCTGGGGATGCTTTTGGTCTCCAGTCTTGCGTTCGTGGGCCATGGGGGCTTTGATTGCCGCGGCGGCGGCGGATACTAAACCATTTCACTATGCAAGGAGATTCCTACAAGCAAGCAACCGACGTGATGGCACGGGTCGGCGACGAGCCCAATGTACCGGCATTGACCGAGGAGCTGCGGCGCTCGGCCACCGACTACGGCGTCTTCGCCCGGGTCGAGAATGCCGAGAATGTGCGCTACTGCCGCTGGCCTGGGCAGACCGACGACGGCAAGAAGAACAACGATGCCAACCGCAACAAGCCGGCATTCCCCTGGGACGGGGCCTCCGACACGCGCATCCCGCTCGCCGACGAGGTGATCAACGGCCTCGTCGACCTCTGTTCCACCTCTTTCTGGCGCTCGATGCTCCGCGTGTCGCCCACCAACATCAGCCAGCTCGACCAGGCGGTCACCGCGCACAACCTGATGGACTGGACGGTCAACTCCCGGATGTACAACGACCTCACCCGCGAGGTTGAACTACTCTCGCAGTACCTCTGGACCTACGGCTGGGCCGGCGTCCATGTCACCTGGCAGCAGGAGATGGGGCAGAAGGAGCAGTACCTGACCATGGACCAGATCATGGCCTTGGCAGCCCAGTCGCCCGAGGGCTCCATCCTGGCCGACCTGCCCAATCTCATCGCCAACCCCGAGGCCGACGACCAATCCGCGGAGCTCCTGCTCGCTGCCTTCCCCAACCTGCGCAAGCGCCGGGCACTCAAGGCCATCCGCGACCTGCGCACCGAGGGAGAGTGCGACTTCCCCATCCCCACCATGGTCAGCAATAAGCCCATGGTCGCTGCCCTGGCACCCTACGACGAGCTGGTCTTCCCGCCCGAGACCACCGACATCCAGTCCGCCCGAGTAGTCTTCCGCCGCTACTACATGACCGAGGCCCAACTCCTGAACAAGGTCGAGACCGAGGACTGGGACGCCGAGTGGGCGCAGGAAGCCATCAACACGATGGGCCGCTTCAGCGACTACTCGGCCTATACCTACGCAGCCGTCGGCCTGGCCGAGAACTCCATCCTCGACCGCGAGAACCTCATAGAAGTCTGCTACGCCTACCAGAAATCCATCGACTCCGACGGTATCCCGGGCGTGTTCTACACCGTCTTCAGCCCTCAGGTCGGCGACAAGTGGGGCTACTTCGACCTGTTGGACTACACGCACGGCCAGTATCCTTTCGTTATCTGGCGCTCCGAGCTCATCCACCGCCAGATCACCGAGAGCCGCGGTGTGCCCGAGGTCTGTTCCACCTGGCAGCACGAGGTCAAGGCCCAGCGCGACTCCATCTTCGATTACACGTCCCTAGCCACCCTGCCACCCATCGAGGTCCCCAAAACCCGCGGCGGCAACCTCAAGATCGGTCCCGCCATCCAGATCCCGGTGCTGCGCCGCGGCGAAATCGGCTTCCTGGCACCGCCCGCACGCGAGCCCGGTGTAGCCTTCCAGCTTATCGCAGCCATCGAGGCCCAGACCGACCGCTACTTCGGCCGCCCGACCGAGAAGGTCCCGCCGGTCATCACCCAGATGCGCCAGCAGCGTCTGATCAACAACTGGCTGCACGGCTGGACCGAGGCCTTCCGCCAGGTCCTATCCCTCACGCTCCAGTACGTCGGCCCCGCCGAGATCCAACGTATCACAGCCTCTACCACCCCGCTGCCTCCCGACATTCAGGACTTCGACGTGATGCTCAAATTCGACATCCGCGAGCTGTCCACCGACCTCGTGACCGAGAAACTCAAGGCCATCAGCACCCTCGTCCTGCCCCTCGACACCGCCGGCGTCATCGACCGTGCCAAGCTCATCAGTGTCGCCCTCCGGGCCATCGACCCCAACCTCGCGAGCGAGCTGGTCATGCAGCAGGGGCCGGCCGCGCAGAAGATGTTCAACGAGACCAACGACGAGATCGCGCTGATGTCCCTCGGCAATCCCCCCCAACTCCGGGAGAACGACCCCACCGCGCCCATGCGCCTTCAATTCTCGCAACAGGTCCTGCAATCCAACCCGAAATATCAGGCCCAGCTCCAGCAGGATCCGCTCTTTCAAGCCAACCTGCAGAAGTACATTGAGAACCTGCAGTTCAGCGTCCAACAGCAGCAGAACGCCATCACCGGCCGCCTTGGAGTCCAATGAAACTGACCGACGAACAACTCTCGGAGGCCCTCTCCGTGTCCGAGGAGCACCCGGTGCTCAAGGCCATGGGCCAAATCCTCGACGACACACTCCGGGATGAGGTGCACAACGCCATCATCCCATCACTTTCTGCGGAGGACCGTGCCTATAACTCAGGACGCGCCGCCGCAATCAAGGATCTCATCGCACAAATCAGTGCGTTAAGAAACGGGAGGGAGTTGACTTCCGGTCAATTCTAGGCTCTCACTCACACAACGGCTTCTTGGTTGGCCTTCAACAACCATGGCGCAGCATACCCGGCTTGCAGGGTCTAAAAGCATGGACATCCCGACGAATACACAGGAAGCGAAACCTGCCCAAAACACGGCACAGCCCCCAATCAACC